AACTATGACGCTTTAGCACAAGCAGCGGACATGCTTGGTATGAGCGACCTTTACTTAAATGAACAGCCAGCATAGGAGGCGAAGCAGTATGACAAAAACACTAAAGCAACTAGTACACGTATTATGGGCAATCGAAAAAGACCTCCATGTTATCGCAAGTAACACAGGGGTCAACGGTAAAGCTGAAATTAATTCTAAAGATATTATAAGTACTATGCGTTCAGCCATTCATGATAGTAACGCAGTAAATTGAGACTAATCAAATTATACACCGAAAGGAGTGACCAGGATGGACAGTTTGATAAGTGCTTTGTCGAAACTATTCACGCAAGCATATGAACAAGGAATCGCGGATGGGCGTAGTCAACAAGCTGTTGATCATAAAATGATTGGACGTAAAGATTTCTACTCTGAGTTTGGAATCAAAGTTGATACATTCGACAAGCACTATCGCGACAAAGAAGGGTTCCCAAAGCCAGAAGAAGACGGAAAGTGGTACGCCCCAGCAGTTCATGAGTGGCTAATGGATCATCAGAAATTAAGCAACTAAAACCTAGGCGGGTAGATGATGATCTGTAAGTGAGTGAATCAGTTTAATGAAATGAGGTGAAAGTATGGAAGCATTAGCAATCATTGGAGTGTTTTGGGTCGGTGTGGTCTGCATCAAGGCTGATAACGTTGGCTGGGCGGCGACTATCGAAAAATTAAGCGAGTTATTCGAGTAATCAATTTAGGAGGGTTAAACATGAACAGAGTCGAATTAGCGTTAAAGCAACGCGCACAAAATATCATTGCGGCGGACGAAAGCGAATTGCTAACAACAATCACTTACACTACTGTGGCAACGGAAATTAAGAAGCCGAATACGAAACGTTACTCACAACAGTTTCTTAGTGAACTGAAAAGTAACGGCGTTGAGTATGGAACTCCGAATTTTTAAGCTGACCAAAGATGGCACTTTTATCTGCCAGCGCCGGGGGTGATTGATGGTGAAGATTGAGGTTGGCGATCGTGTTAGTTACTCTGATGTGAAGTGTGTGGGTGATGTTTTTATTAAAGCGGGTATCGGTACGGTGTTGGAAGTCAAAGGTGATCCGTACGGCAAGACATCAAAACAAATTGCGGTAGTGAAAGGCCGGTATGGAAAAACGTTCGAGACATTCACGTCAGCGTTACAAATTGTTAATGAGAGAGGTAAAAATCAGTGAAACAAGTAAGCCAAAAGCAGTTTGAAGGCTGTATTAAACACAAAAATACCCACGACCGGGTGCAACCAGCCATGGGTATGAGCTTAGAAACAAAGCAAACTATTTTATGTATTTATCATACGCCGAAGCCGAGTCTTTGGCAACGATTGAAAGGGTGGAAGTAATGGCAATTCAATTACTAATGAACAAAGTATTGGCACGGATCGAAATGTTAGAAAAATTAATCGGCACGATCTGGGTATGTGACAAGGTATCACTGACTAGATTGTATAAGCTGCTTGACGATGCTAACGATCAACTCAACGAATTACGGGGGCTTGCATAATGGACCAATCACTAATTAACTTGCCGGATTACTCGGTAGAATATACACCGGCACCAATCGTGATCAAAAACGGTGATGGCTTAGAAGCTGCCATTGCACAGTATGTAGCTCGCTATCAAGATATGGTGGTCACCAGCGACACCGAAGCCGACACGAAGAAAGTACGCGCTGAGCTTAGAAAGCTAAAGACGGCATTAGATGATCGCCGCAAACAAATCAAACGTGGGTACAATCAACCACTTCGTGAATTTGAGGCTAAGGTTAAGAGCCTTGAAGCTAGTATCGACATGATTATCGACCCTATTACCGTTGGACTAAATGAGTTGGAAGTGCAGCGGCGCGATCAAAAGAAGCAAGAGGTCTCGGATCTAATTGCTGAAATGGCGCCTAACTATGGTGTTGAAGTCGATTCGATTGATATTGATCCACGCTGGTTAAATAAATCGGCTTCGCATAAGAAAGTCGTTGATGAGATTGGCGCCACAATGACGACCATCAAAGCCGCTGCGGACAAACTTGCCGATGATATCGCGATGATCACGCGCTATGCCAATGTACAAAATATTGACCCATTACCGTGGATTGACCAGCTTAATCAGGGTCAAGATGTTCAATACTTGCTATCTGCAATTGATAATCAGGTCGCACAAGCCAAAGAACGGCAACGCCAACGTGATTTGCAAGCACAAGCCGATGCTGAGCACCAAACCGAAACAAAGACCGGTAAGATAGTCGATACTGATACGGGCGAAGTAGTGGACCACACAACGACGCTAAAAGTCACTGGCTCAATTAGTCAACTTAAAGCCTTGAAGGGCTATATGGATAGTATCGGGGTCAAATACGAGAAGGTGGGGTAATGAAGTTTTATCAGGATGGCAATATTCCCGAATTGCCCAATATGTACTTTATTTACGGCGATGGTGGTACCGGTAAAACCTCGATAGCTAAGCAATTCGTGGGGCACAAGCTGTTGTTCAGCTTTGATATGTCTAGCAATGTCTTGATCGGTGATAAGTCTGTTGATGTCATTATCTTTGAACATCAAGACGCCGCAACTATCCAAGCATTGGTCGAAGAAGCAATCATGCGTGGAATAGCCAATCCTAAATATCAAGTGATTGTATTAGACAATATCACGGCATTACAAAATTTGGTATTGGAAAATATTGACAACGCTGCTAAGGATAATCGGCAAAATTACCAAAAATTGCAGCTATGGTTCCGTGAGCTAGGGACCACTTTGAAAGAGAGCGGCAAGACTGTCTATGCCACCGCTCACCAACTTGACAATGGTTCATCCGGGATCAGTGGCGAAGGCCGATTTCAAGCCGACATGAACGAAAAGACGTTCAACGCATTTACTAGCATGTTCGATTTAGTTGGTCGAATTTATCTAAAGGCTGGACAACGCATGATTGATCTGGATCCTGAAAAGGGCAATCATGCTAAAAATCGGATTGATGATCGAAAAAACATTCAAGCAAATGAACTCATTCAAAAAGAAAAGGGAGATAAATAAATATGGCTTTATTTACAGTAGATTCAAATAATGTTTTTGGGCAATCAGTCGAAGAAGCGGGCGTTTATAACGTGGCGATTTCGCCAAGCTCCGAATTTAAAAATAGTAGTACTGGCAAGCCCATGGCGGTGCTTGATTATGAAGTCCTAGACGGTAAGTACAAAGGTGGCCTGATCCGCTTTGATAATGAAATTTGGGACGGCTCAACGCCTGGAAAAGCTAGCCAGTCAGCTAAGCGTTTTAGCACGATTGCAGTAGCATTAGGCGCGGCTGATGGCACAGGATTCGATAGTATCGAGCAGTTCGTTAGTCAAGCTGTGGGTCACAGACTGGCCGTTTCAGTAGATTGGGAGACTGGTACAAATGGCAAAACTTATCTAGTAGTCAAAGGCTATCGCCAATTTATGACAGATGGCAGTAAGCCGAACGGAAAGACTCGGCCGGCCGGTAAGCCAGCAAATAATGGTGGTGGTTTTGGTAGCCATGCACAAACTAGCGGCAATGGTGCCGGGTTTGGCGCACAACAAGCTACTGGTGGGTTTGGAACACCGGCCAATAACAACGCTAACGCTGGCAAGGGGAAGTTTGATGATATTCCTAGCGGGATGCCCTTTTAGCCGGGACAACTTAGGCGTATTGGACGCAGAAATACAGCGACATTCAAAGTTGCATCGGAGGTGACTAGATGCAACGATCACGAACCCAATTCGTTGAGAGCGAAGGCAAGCTTTATCTGGTCACAGAGTTGGACGAAAGGCCCAATTTGGACCATATAGAGACCGTTAGCGGTAGTCGTGACCAATTTTACATGGATTGGGAACTAGCCGACACACGCAAAGCTAGACCCCAACAGCGGCGATTATTTTTCGCACTGCTGACTGACATTTATACGTGGTCAGGGATGCCAACGGACTTTCTAAAGTCACTATTCTATCTGGAATATTCCGAGTTCACATTCGGTAAGACTATTAGTTTGTCAGACGTCACAGAATCAAGTGTAAGCGATGCAAATCAACTACTCGACCTAGTTATTGACTTCATGTTTGAGTGGCGTGTGCCCTTCAAGAAGGGATATGAGCTATTGCCAAGAGACCAAGAATACTACTTGTTCCAGTGTTGTCGGCATCGCGTGTGCATGATTTGCGGTAGCCGGGCGGACATCCATCATGTTGATGTGATTGGCGCGGGAATGAATCGGACACACGTTGACCACACTAAGCGGCATGTTATGGCGCTTTGTCGTAAGCACCACGGTGAAATTGAGCAGATTGGGCCACAAGCTTTTAGCGAGAAATATCATGTCCCTGTTGATGGGATAAAGTTAGATGTCGAAACGCTTAAAAAGATTGGTGTACAAGGAAATTACAGCAGTGACTAAATCCACCGGACGGGTGAAAGGCCCGTACTAAAGCGAGGTGAAAGTTTTGGCAGGAATTCATTGGATCAAGTTAAAGACAGCAATGTTTGATGACGAAAAAATTAGATTGATTGAGTCAATGCCAGAAGCTGATGCGATTATCGTGATTTGGATTCGGCTGCTAGTATTGGCCGGTAAAACTAACGATTCTGGCTTGATTTACATCCAGCGTGACATGCCATATTCGGATGAAATGCTAGCAACACTATTTAATCGGCCAATCAATACAGTTCGGCTGGCAATGAAAACGCTAGAGAGCTTTGACATTATCGATGTTAACGAAGCCGGTGTGATCAGCATTGCTAATTGGGACAAGCATCAGAACATCGAAGGCATGGAAAAAGTGCGTATACAGGCAGCAGAGAGAGCCAAAAAGTATCGTCAACGCCACCAGAAAGCCATTCCTGACGATACGGATAAAAGTAACGTGACGCGTAACGTTACGGTAACGGCCAGTAACGCGACAGATACAGATACAGAATCAGACT